AACTTGTATCATACTTAATCGTTTGTTGTGGTGTGTTGTACAGTCTGCGGTAATTAACAGCGAGATACCTTAATGCGTCAACGATGTGAGTCGCCCAATTGTCCATTGGCTTCGACTGATAACAAGCTCTCTGCTCATCATACTGCCTTTGATACTCACGTATGGCTCGAATACCAATCTGGCAATTCGTTTTATCGATACGCATTTTTGGAAAGATATACCGCATTGCTTCAATGCCATCTTCAAAGTTTACCTTCGGTGTTACCTGAAAAAACCATCCATGTTGTCTGGCTATCATCAGACGAGACTCAGCCTGTTCCCAGCCTTGGTGAGCTTGCTTCACGTCATGAGGCATGAAGTGATTGCCCCATCTACAGCCGAATGATTGGCGAATCTGCTCAACCTTATCCAAGTACCATTTCAACCCATACCCTGAGTCATGAACGATGTGAACCAGATTGATGTATCTGCCCTCAAGCTGAAACATCCAGCAAGCAGTCGCATCTGTGCCGCCCAAATCCCAAACGGTGTGAAGTGGCAAAGCAGGATTAGGTTTGACGAATGTGAGTCGCCCTTCCTGTTCCATGTCAGACATTTCGCGTGTGAAGTACGCCCCGATGTTCCCCACGTCAAAGTCACAATAGAACTCCTGTCTGATATGCTCCTCAGACATGCCCATCTCTTTTGCTTCTTTAATGAATGAGGCCGGGATGACTCGGGTGGTTCGCTCCTCATCTACGAAGGTTTGCTCGCAGGTTAAGTGCTGTACGAAGTAGCGAGGGTTATCCCTCACTTGGTCCATAACTTCCCATCCGTGGTTTTTCCCTCGTGGTGTGAACTGGAATATTTCAATACCACGGTTCTGAACCAAGATGGGATTAAGATACTGGCGAGCGAGAGGATTGTGTAAGCTAAACTCAGAGTAAATAATGGTAATGGGGTTTGTACCCATAAGGCCATTGTAGTTATTACTTCCACCTAGCACCATCCTTGAGCCATTGATAAGCTCTATCTCCATTCGTGCTTCATTCTTCTTGGCAATAAGTGCGTCAGGAATTGCCGCGAGGAATGGCCGTCCGTCAAAGTCCATGCCCTTCCAGATTACAGCCCGTGCTTGCTGAATCAATGGGAACAAATAGACATGAGTTCCTACCCGTGTAAGCGCACGCAATAACCATGCCTGAACCGAGATAACATCCTTCCCTGCTCGTCTATGAATTACCGAGCATACGTTTTTACCTTCTCGAACCGCTTGAAGGAATTCAACTTGGTAATGACGCGGAATCATTCCATAAGGAACTTTGATGTACACCTATAGTTTCTCCACCGTGACTTCAATCATTCCGAAACGACTGTCACTGCGCCTGATAGATAAATAATCAACTTGAGAATCATCATGAAAAACCTTTGCTGCTTGAAGGGAATCCAGTATTGACTTAAATAAATTGTCAAGGTCACGTCTACGCTTGTCTGGAGGGTGAGCAATGATTGAGACACATAATCGGTCTTCGGTATCAAATCTCTCACACTCAAGACAGGCTCTAACGACCATCTCACGATACTTCTGGCCTTTGGTGGAAATAAAATAACGTGACCCATTACGCCTCCAGTATGTGTTTGAGGAAGGAGGCCAAGGCAAAGTTATCAGCATTAGCCATCCTCTCTAAGCGCATCATGACTGTCGCCATTGGAGTTCTTAACCCAAGTCTGGCCATACATACATACAGCTCCACCATTGAAATGAGAACTTCCAAATACCCTAACAGCCATCCAGTATTTAAATGCTGTACCTGTGGTCACATGCTTATAAATAAGCGCATCATAAAAAATACTATCAGCCTCAGAGCGCGTCATCTCGCCCGGGCAAAAATAGATGTGGTCATGAATAATGGCAGCAGGTATCGTGCTGGCTTTGTTAGGAGAATAGATTGACCATAATGACTTAGGGGTTGAGGCAAGGTCAGTAGTAAAGCTTTCTGGAACTACATATTGAACCCCATCTACTTTGTAGTAGAATGGCTGGCACAAAGTGAAGTCGTAGTTAGCAAACGGATATAAGCACGGAGGTTTTTTAATCTCCAGCTTATGATGTGTTGAGCATGAGCAAAGTAATAGGTATGACAAAATCCATGTCATTAGTCTCATATACAATCCTTGTATAGGACTGGCCGCCAGTTGGAAAAAGGAAGTGGTCAAAAACCAAAGGCAGCCAGATATTTATCTGCGATTGGTTTGCGGCTTCATTTTCATTCCAACGCGCATCTCAGCTGACTCCATGCCAGTTTGACGCTTCGCATCATAATTTGGGGCGTACTGTACACGGTCATCGACCAATGTAGGAGATCGCCTAACAGGGGAAGTATCGCTCATGTCGCGTCCTTTCATCATCTTCATAGCAGCTCCTTGCTAATTATTTTTTCTTTTTGCCAAGAATCTTGTTCGCCTTGGCATCAATTTTGCTCTCAGTACTTTTGCTCATACGCCCAGAGTTCACAGCCTGTGATGCTCTAGATTTTGCGTTGGCAGCATGGCTCTTATCGTTAACAGAATAAGAACGGTCAGCTCCAGCAAAGTCTGAGTTAGGTAATTTGTTTCGTTCTTTACTAGTGAGCTTCGCCATTTGTATTCTCCAAAGGTGCAGAATCCATTACAGCTTCACCGCTGGCAGCAGGGTCTTCTACTGGCGCAGGCGTACTCATTAATTGCTGAACCAACTGTTCAAGTATAGACGCAGCACCAATCGCTTGATGTAGGTCTTGAAATATTTTGTTCTTACGCTCAGTCATGACCGTCAAACTTTTAACCAAACCATCCAATGTTAAAGACATTCACTACTCCTTTAGATTAAAATTAATCCTACTATATCCCAGCCTAGTGATAGATGTACATCATCCATTTGTTTTGTAACATCCGCTAAGGTTAATCTGTGCTGTAGCTCCAATGTTAGTATTTGTCCATGTTGTCATCGAACCACCCGAAGTATATGAAGCAATTGTTGCTGTCGTTGCATTCCCGTTCACGCGAGGCAAAACCATTCCTGTAAATGTACAGCCCGGCATAGAATAAATTGAAAGACCTGGCCCATAAGTTGCTACTGCTTGATAAGGTAATCCAGAAATTAATAAATCACCTGTGCCTGCCCCAGTTTTATTTGACCAAGCTAAAGAAATATCTATGAAAACCAAATTATTTATTTTCACATAAGTACAGCCGCTAAAAGCCATTGTTCCGGGACTTCCACCGCCAAATGTAACTGTTAATGAGGCTGTATTAGATACATAAGAGGTTATTAATGGAACACCATTGCCATAACTCCATGCTGCTGCTGTTGTTACGGAATTATTAACCATATTGAATACCGCATTGCCTCCTGCTGGCAATGTGCCGACATTATTACCATTAGATGAATTTACAGCTACTGCTTGAGTGCCAAGGTTAATAATGGTAAAGGTGGTTCCATTAGGGACTGTACTTGAGGTAGGTAATTTAAATGAAGCACCAGTAGCAGTGCCCGTTATAACCTGCATTTGCGTGCTGTTAGCCGTCAAAACGATTGGTGTAAGGTTCACCCCTGCTTGAGTGGTGAACCCTTGGTTATACTTATTGTTTAATCCATTCAATATAGTCATATTAGTTCCTTAAACGACATTTAATCCAGAAGATTGAGGAGCGCCAACTGAAGCCCATTTTGTATTGGCGATGATACAAACCAGATAAATGGAATCAGTACCAGCTTGAGAAGTAACACTTCCAGTAACACCAACAGTTGAAGTGGCTATCCCTACCTGAACGCTTTGACCAGCAGCTTGAGCTATTGACCATCCGCCAGTATTCATCCCGACCAATTCAAGAACATCACCAACGGCTGCGGCTGCTGGTAGAGTAAATGTCACAAGAGAACCATTGTTTGCAGCATATCCATTGTTAGTGGTCATAGCTTGAGATGTGCCAGTCACAACAGTAAATGGAGTTCCACTTGATGGTGTCGCCCATGTGCCATCACCCCTCCAGAATGTAGACCCACTAGCACCTGTTCCTGAATTAAGATTAGTCACAGGCAAGTTTCCAGTAACACCATTGGCCAAGTTCACTTGATTCCAAGAGGGATTGTTACTTGCGCCTTGGTTGGATAAATACCGAGTAGCATTGGTATCTTTAGCCAGTGTGGAATATATGTTGGTGGCACTTCCATAAAGCAAGTCACCTTGGTTAACGCCAGTCAATCCAGTACCACCACCTGTTACAGGAATTGTTCCAGCAGTCTGACCGAACTGAATAAATACTATAGGGTCGGTACCGGCAGCTGTTACGGTAGCAGTTTCTAACCAGCCTGTGCCAGCGTTAGCCGTTCCTGCAATAACTGGAACAATGCCGCTGTTGTTAATATCAACTGGTTGGTCAAAGTCTGTGGCTCTAGTTAAAATCCAGTTGGTGGCTCCTGAGCCAACATTGGTTACTGTGTAAACGCCATTCTGTAATGTGCTGGCCTGATTCTTTATGAGTACTCTTTGGCCTACTGTAGGATTAAAACCATCCATTGCAAATACAACTGGCGCTCCAGCATTGGTAAGGGTTGCGCCAACACCAGCTGCCCCATTTGAATAGGTTACAGTCAAAGCCGCAGTGCTTGCGTAGTTGACTGACTCTTGAGGGTTAAATCCAGAGATAACCGAATCAACATAATTTTTTGTCGCAGCATCTTGCGCACTGATTGGGTCAACCACACCATTAATTTGATGGGTATTCATATTCAGTGCTTGGGATTGTGCGCCAAGCTGGGTGATGTTTAACTGTACGGCACTTGGTAATGTAGTAACTATGCTTGGAACGCCAGCACCAGAAGTTCCAAGAACTCCATTGTTAGCAGTGGCAAGTCCTGATACGACAGTACCATTTGCTGAATACCATGCCAATTGATTAATTAACCCAGCACTTACTGTTCCTGAACCACCACCGCCAGCAGGGGTAGCCCATACGCCATCTCCACGCCAAAAGGTTGTATTGCTTGCGCCACTACCACCGCCTAAATGTGTAACCGCTAAATCGCCAGAAACGTATGAAGCTAAATCAACTGGAGTTCCATTCCAAACCCCAGTGGTAATTGTTCCTAGAGTCGTGATAGAAGCCTGACCTACATAATTAGCCGATATATCAATGACAGGATTTATGCCACCAGTTGAAGTTATGCGGTTGGTTGTTCCTGCTACACTTTTAACATTCCCGGCATCTAGTCCATCAACGTAGGTCTTGATTGATAAAGAGGTGGGTATGTTCGTAGCGGCAGCAGTAGCCATCGTATTGTCATTAATGATAGCTGATATAACCGTTGTTCCCTGAATAGTGAATGTTCCCGGGGTATCAATGGTTGCAGATAATGAAAGCACTGGATTAACGGGATCTGTATTATCAACATCAATTTCATTGGCTGTACCCGTTATAGAAAGTACGCCAGCATCTTCAATGATTTGAATCCAGTTTGTACCATCCCAGTACTCAAGGTACTCAACATCAGTATTAAACCGGAAGAAGGTATGAGCACCGGGCGTAACAGGTCGTTGAGCGGTTGAGCCTCTAATCAATCCCATGCCCGATGTTCCGGGAAGGATTACGTTATCAGATATTTTATAAGTAGGATTACCAGCAACACCATTACCATTTGCAATATCAAGCTCATTGGCTGTTCCTTGTAATATTCGCGTTCCTACAAGTCCGGTAGCCGTGGTCACGAATGCCATGCCGCTTGGTAAGATACTTAGAGGTTGCGAGTTAGGCAGGTCAGTATTGGGCGTATTTAAAACATAGGTCGCAATAGCTGGCCCAAATCCACCATCAGGAATGGATATGGCTTCAATTGCAGTGTTGTCAGCATTTTTACGCCAGCCATATTTTGCCGGAAGGATTGGCAGAATCTTATCGCCACCACCTAGAATTGTGTCAGGCTCAATAGTAGCTGAGACATAATAGCCCGGATTGATTACTGTATCGTACATCTGCGCTTGCTGATCAACCAAGGTTAAAATACCGAAGTCTTGATTCAACATACTTGGCACGAAATTTGTATTGATGTACAGATTCAATCGTTCAGCAGGAGTGTTACGCACAATGGTGATTACATCATTAAGCGCACGACCACTGAGGAAGGTTACTCGTACAGTCTGGCTTCCACCAACAAAGGTGACATTGTAAAGGCTAGGACTTACCAACTGTGTAACATCATTAGGTGGAACGCCTACAGCGCGAGCATACACATCAATATCTGTAGCTACGTCAGCCGTCCAGTTTGTATTGAATACAGTTTGAGCAGCAGCAGCCACAAGCTGGGTACGTGGAATTACATCGTCTATCACTACTTGGGTCATTGCTTATCTCCCTATATGCCCTGAGTCCTATTGTCTGTCGGGTAAATCTAATGATTCAGCCCAATGATTTAACAATCCCCTAAGCCCTAACGCTCCTGTCAGTGGCACTAAGCGGATTGCTTTTTTAGCATCTCCTGTCGTGAATTTCTTATCTGTTCCCATCGAGTGTTGTAAGATTGTGGCTATGTCCTCGGCAATTCCTGCCGCAGGGCCAAGCGCGCTCCACTTGTTCCACCCTTGAAAACGCTCTGTTGTTTTAGGCAATAACTCACCACCTAAGAATTTATTCATGGTTTGTAGTAAGTCTGGTGTATGACCTAATATGCCAGAGTTCGATACTGTCTCAAAGGCTTTTCCAAACCATGTGTCATCATTGTCAACGTCAGCCGCTTTCCCATTTGCAAGTTTCCTCAATGGGTCGGTCATAGCTCCTAACCCTAGCATAAATACTATGCCTTGAAGTTTTTGAGCGTCAGCACGTTGTAACATGGGAACGGTGTATTTATTAAAGGCTGAGAAGCCCCAGCCGTGGAACATGAATATCATTCCGAGGATTGGGTTGTTCGTCCAAAAGGGTGAATTGAACATTCCTTTTTGGATGATGGTATCGTACACACCACGCCTGATACTGCTTGCCATGCGTGCTACGGCTTCGTTGTCTTTCCATTCCCAGTACTTGGATTGGTAGGCATTTGATTTGGTCTTCCAGCCTGTACCTTCTTCAAAGGATTTGATAAAACGGTCTGCCCAAACTTTGGGGTCAATGCCATATTGGAGTAAGCCCATCTCATCTGTTTTAGAAAGTTTTCCCTCTCGAAAGTCATACATGTGCCTCATAATTTTAGATTGCATAATACCTGCGACAATGCGCTGGTTCGCGTTCTCAATAAAATTTGTTCCAAAAAAGTTTCCTGATAAGTGACCTACTTTCTCAAGTGCGCTTTCAAGGTGTGTGGCAATTGGAACATCACCAACCGATTGATTGTCGCTGTATCTTGAGGAGTAGCCTTGCTCTACGTGCTGTAAGGCCAAGTGAGCATCAGCCGCATTGCGAGCCGCCACTTCTGAAAGTTCGGAGTCTACATAGCCATTGAGTGTTTGAATGAATGGCTTGAGTCCATCACGCAAATAATTCCACATGCCGTGCTTTAAGATGATTGCGCCAATATCCGTAACCTGTGATATGGGAACACCACCAAGCTTGGTAGATGCGGCAAAGTTTTTAATGGCACGCGTCACCCTCAATGTCGAGGCCGAGGCATTCGTTCTGCCCATGAAGGTATCGAATAGATTCTTCATAAGGGTTTGGGCCTTTCTAAAGTCACGGTCAAGTTTGAGTAACTCTTTGCCCCGTTGCTCTTCGGTAAGCTTCGTGTCTTTGTTGATATTCAATTCCATCTTGGTGCGTTCTTCGCCTAAGATACGTGCTAACCCCATTGCGCCATGCTCACCTTCAAGCATGTTAATGTCTTTGAACACTGTACCTAAAGCGATATGACGGCCTAGAGTACGCGCATAGGAAGCAGCAGCCTTTGGAACATCAGCAGAAATAAATCGGGCATCATTTAATAATTTTGCCGGAATCATAAATGTTCTGCGTCCAAGAGGATTGGCGAACAAGCTAGGCATCATTGAGCCAAGCATTGATTGCTGAATTTGTTCTGTGGTGTTATTGAGGTACAGATTGCGCTGTGCTTCTGCCGCAGCGATACGGGCATCGTCATTGCCAAAGGGTGCGCGAAATCTTGCCCATTCATCAGGGTTCCTGAAATTAATAATGTTCTGGTCTTTGGTGAAGAACTTTTTCTTAATCTCGCCTCTGTGCGCGCGTTGCTCCAAATCATCCAACAACTCAGACTCAGCAAGGCTTAACTCATGTGCTTTGCTTTCGGCCTCAGCAATTTCCTTCTCAAGTTTTTTCATCTTGTCGATATTGCGCTTGGTTGCTTCTTTGGTCACATTTTTCTTAGCAGAAGACTTGGCCGCTGAAAGCTTTGATTTAAGCCCTGAGACGATTTTCTTTTGCTCCGCTACCTTTGCCTTACCTTCATTGAGAGGGGCGTGTATAGCCCTTAATTCGTCCGCTTCTGATAGGGTTAGAAAGTTCCTGTCCTCTAACAGCAAAGCCACGTCATCGTCTTCGGCATCTCGCGCACGTCTTTCAATATCAAGCTGTATTGATTTAACTCGGTCACGCGCCTCTTTAATCTCATTAACGGCTGAACGGTCATAGGCTTCGCCAGTTAATTTATGCTCTTCCAGTTGCTTGAGAAAGGCACGTGCCTCATCCAAGGGTCGGGTAATTGATTCAAGTACCGAGTCTTGGCGTTTAAATTCATCTGATACGACCTGACGAAACTGGTCTTGTCGCTTCACTAAGGCCATGTTATCCATGTTCTGGGTGTAATAGCCTCGGGCATTACGTGGCGATAGAATCTCTTCGTCAAATCCTTTAACACTTAATAGCTGCTTGTACAGACTATCCGTATATTCTGTGTACATCTTAGATGCGGCATTGGTGCTTTTTGAATAATTAAATTCTTGGGTAATGGTTGAATCGACTACGTTGTAGTTGAAGTCTTCCCATTTGGTCTGTTCCCCTTTAAGCGCACGCTGTGACAATGCTTTGGTGGCATTCTTGATGTTGTAGCCGCCTTCAATTCCATTCTCTTCTAGGAAGTGTCCACGGTATTTAAGATTGAAGTCCACGGCTCCAGCGTTGATTGCTGACATTAAATCCTCAGCGGTATCGGGTCTTGCTTTGCCTTCCATGACTCCTTTGGTGATAAGAGAATGGGAAGCCAGTAAATCAATAGCACCACGCATGGTTTCAAATCTGCTTCCAAAGGCTTGAACAATTGGGCTGCCCAGTACTGAGTTCCCGGCTAATTTAGAGACTCCGGGAATTCCAAAGAGGAATCCATGATGTAATGCGGAGTCCGCAAACTGTTGCGCTTGTTCGACCTTGGCAGCACTTATGCTATAACCGGGCGCGGAAGATGCTTTAATTCCTCCTGTAAGTCCTCCGGTTTCGGGATCGACAACGTGGTTGAAGTCGACTCCTTCGTAGTTGTAGTTTGCCATTTTGCGAACATTCCAGAGTTTCCCTCCGCGATAAGCCGCGCCAAGACCAGCACCACCACCAATAAAAGCAACGCCAAAAGCCGCGTCACGTAATGAGTTAATAGCAAAGTCTTCAAGGTTTCCTCCGGCTTCTGTAGCTTGCATAAATCCTTCATGCGCCACAGTTTGTAGGGCTACAGATGGAGCGACCTGTATAGCACCTTTAATCACGTTCTCAGCAATGCTTCCGTATTTAACACTGGCAGCAAATGGCAGGATGGATGTAGGACCAAACACAGCTCCAGCAAATCCACCGATTAGCGCACCAGCAAAGGAGCCATTTGAGTAGGCTTCATTCTCTGTAATTTTATTTAAGACATATTGCTGGCGTGCGGCCACATCATTAGGGCTTTGGCCTTCTGAAATAAAATCCCAGTAGTTCGGGGGATAATCTTTCAGGTATTTAATATCATTGGGATTAAACCCGTCAGGCACATCATCATCAGCTGGATGAAGAAATTCAGCTTCACGCGCTATAAATCGTCCGGCTTGGGCGAATTCGTTGTACTCACTGAATGCGTGGCCGAGGCTCGAAAAGAATCCCGGCTTCCTTTTTGGCTCCTTAAACGGTAATACTGGAGCGTCATTTGGCATGAGCATTGAGCCCGGGTCATCTCGGTACGCCTCAAGTGGCAAATGAGCGGTTGATAGGGGTTTCTGCTCTGGGGCATAGAAGTCTTCTATTGGTTTAAATTCTGGGTTCAAAGACATTATCTGAAACTCCTTCCAAGGTGACTAATGGTTTCATCGACTCCAGCCTCAGCACGTCTTGCCTTTTTCGCAATACGTTCCTGATTCATCTGGTAGGCAGTCATGCCACTTGGATTAAGTCCAACGAGTTCAAAGTATCGGTCATGTATTTGTTTGGAGTTTGGTAGATACACAGGCTCACTCAGTGGCCCTGCGAACCATCCATTCATAGGCGCACTTGGCCCATCACCCATTCGCATTGATACGTTGTAGCTTCCGATTGTGCCATTGGCATCTTGTTGTAATCCGGGGTTAGCAGCGATTGCCATCGTGAAGGACTCAACACGCTTACCCCCTTGATAGACGCGCTCAATCTTAATTGGGTCATTCTTAAATGAGTTGACCAAATTAATCGCATCATCCCACTCTTTATTGACTGGAACATTGCCGGGCATTGGCGATAAAGGCGCTCCTGAAAAGCCTGTGTGGCTGTGAGGCTCTTTACTGATTTTGGCAATAGTCGCCTGAGCATTTCTAAAGTCTTCATAACTTGGACGAGGAGCCAGTCTGTAAAAGAAGCTGATTCGACTGTCTTTGTTTTTAACCCCTTCTTCATAGGCAGCATTCATTGGCGCAATCTGCTTTTGAATCTGCTCATAGAGGTCATGTTTGATTAATGGGTTTGCTCCTGAATCAAGGCCAATGGTTTGCTCAATGGGTTGAAACACAAACTCTTGCTTGCCATTAATCTCCGTGACACCCCAAGCACGTTCAATGCCTTCACGAGTCATTTTGGTCGCACCTTCAACGTCACCGTTTAAGTACTCCATGTTTGATTTGAATATGTTCTTGGCATGGATTGCGAAATAAGGCAGGTTATTTATTTTAGCCCCATCCCCCAAATCAGCGAACTGAGAAGCCCAAGAATTAAGCCTTGATGGAGTATTAACTTTTGAGTTCTCCCATTGTCGTACAAGGGCGGTATTAATCTCCATTTGTTCTGGGGTCTTCTGTTGAACAATCTCCGTAGCTTTCTGAGCAGCGACATCAGGCGCATTACCGTCCTCCATCTGTGATTCAAAGTTTGTCATCATGGCTTCGGCTTTCTTATCCATGCCATTCAAGGCTTTAGGATTTGAGTTACGCAAAGCACGATAAGCATTGAGATTCCTAAGCATCAAGTCTGGATTGCCTGATAAAAATCCTGCGTTCATTTGGTGTGTGAAATCTTGGATTGGCCCACCAGCTGTGGCCATAGCTTCGGCTTCGGCTTCAAAGTCATCGAGCTGCCTACCAGAGCTTGCCGCGCGTTGCTGAACATCTCCTGCGGCCTGAATTAAAGCGGCATTCTTTGTTTTATTGGAAGCCACGGCCATTGCGTAGGGGCTATTCCATTGAGGCATTAAGTTTGATACTTGCTGATTTGTTTTAAAATTCTTGCGCTGGTAGCTTGCCACTTGCGCCATAAAATTATTAAAGCGTGGCTTGCTTGTAGACTCTGCTTCTAATTGAGAAATAAAATCAGGAGTCAGCGTGCCTTCGTTTAACAACCGATTGGCTTCTGAATAGAGGCTCGTCTCATTGCGTTGTTGGAATGATTCTTGCAGAGCCACTTCACCCATGACGTTTCGCGAAATACCTTCCCACTCAAGGGTGTTCATGCCTTCTGGTTTCTTGGCCAGTAGGTCTGATAGGAATTGGTCGGATGTTTTGTTCTGGAATGCTTGAACGGCTTGCCCTGAATATAATCCAGTGTACAAACTCATGCGCGCACTCTTTTCAGTAGCCTCAGCCTGTAATGGCGTAATCATGCCGCTGGCTTTCATTGAGTTGGTGCGCGCCAACATATCCTGCTGCATTTTCTCAGCCGCATCATAATTGCCACTGCGAGCAGCCTCATACATAGCGGAAAGCTGCGTGTTGTTAAAGAGTGATGCGTTCTGTAGGGCTTGAGTCTTTTGCTGCCCTATCATCTTCATATTGAGCTGACCTGAGCTATTCATCAACGAGGAGTTGAATTGAGCGGCAAGTCCGGGCTGTGCTTGAAGTGGCGCATTATTAATAATGTCGTTTAATCCCTCACTCATATTTTTGGTATAGGAGGCAATCATGTCAGGGGTTAACTTCCAAGCCTTGGCAAGTTCTTGCTGGCCTTCCTGCATTAATTTGTTAGCCTGTAGTCCAAGTGTATTTTGAGCTTGCGTGATATAGGCATTCGCATAGGCTTGGTCAGCCTTGGTCATAGGCGGCAGTAATGTACCATGAGGGTCTTTGCCAGCTTCATATCCACGCTTCTGCGCAAGGGTAGTTGAGGCTGTAATAGCAAGCTGCGAGCCGAACTCGCCTAGAGCTGTTGGTGTCAGGGCTGCGTTATCGAATGATTGAGTGTAGGCCGCTGGAGCTGTCGTATAATCAGGCGCGACTTCCTTTTTCATGATTGGAACTTGTTGACCAGCCATCAGTACCCCCAAGAGAAGTTATCAGGATTAACCCACTGATTTGTTTTTGGAGTAGCACTTCCTTTGGTCTGGAACCATTCAGGCTTTAATAGTGAAGTCGTTTGAAGTGAATTAAATAAATCCTTGGTGAGGCTTTGGCCTAACTGACTTTCAGACTGTAGACTATGAAGACCTGACAATACATGATTGGCACGTAACTCTGATTCCTTGGCAAGCAAGTTCATTCTACGTGTGCGCTCATCACTATTGAAGGCTGACTCAGATTTAGCGGTTCCTGCTGAGAACACAGAGCCACCACGGTTTCCACGGGCTGTTTGAATCGCGATTTGTGAACCGATATTTTGACGCAGCTCTTTCATTTCATCCAAAGACGCTTCTGCACTTTGGAGTTTGATAGCCGCAAGGTTTGTACTGTATTGTTCCTGTTCAAGCTTACGGCCAAGCTTAATGAATTTGTCATTGGAATGTGCGCTAAAGATACTAGTCACCATTCCAGCCGCTTGCATTGACAGTAAGAATGCTGTCATTGGATCCATTCGCTAACTCCTTTTATGCGTCTACCTTGTAGAATATTCCAGTCAGCCTCATGCCGAAGGGTTCTGTGTGATTGATAGTAAAGCTACTCTTCTTGAAATCATCCCATCCACCAAACACGGATATCTCAAAACTACCTGTCACAGGCTCCGGTGGTGAACCGGGGTCGTACTGATTCAGGGTTTGCATTTGGATTGGGAACGTCAAGTTATCCTGAGTAATCGTACCACCAATCGTATCAGCAAATAAGAAGGTTGCGAAACGTAAGTGTTTTGTGTCAATCAGGTTTGAGCTTTTTGGATTGCCAGTCATCGATAAAGAGATAGGCATTGGTGTTATTTCAACATTAATCGGAAATCCATATTGGGCTACAGACACAGGTGTGGCGACTCCGTGTGCTTCAAAATTCACATTGCCATCAACGCCAACCGTTTCAAAGCCAAAGCCATCACCTTGCATTAATATGTCTTGAGCATTGAATCGTGGTTGACCGGAGATAACTGAGGTCGAACCCGATACTAATGGCGTGGGATATATTCCTGCGCAATCCACATAACTTTCAAAGCTTAATTGCTCAATGAGTAAGGTGGTCACTAATGGATAGGCTGTGACTGTGGATGATGTTCCGGCAGAAGTAATGACCAACGCATTATCATCGGCTAGGGCATCTGCTTGAGATAAGTAAATCTTGAATGTATTGGCATTAACCCCTACACCCCAATAGATTGTATTCAATTCAATCTGAGGACTGGTCACAGGTAGCGTACCAGCAGTTGCGAACTCTATAGCAGTAAACGTATTTGTTGTCAATGCAATTGCAGTGGCCGTCAATGTATTTGCAGTGAATCCACTAATGGCAATTGGCGCACCCGCTGTGGCTAATTGACGCTCAGTAACAAACCAAGCCCGGCCATCAAAGTTAGAGGTTACGGCTCTGAAATAAGCCTTACCATAGTTCTGTTCTAGTTCGGCATCTGTGAAGCCCGACACATTCTCACCGATAAGCGATTGGTAAATTGCCATTGTGCCGTCATCATTTACGATGAACATGTAGCGTGAACCTGCGCGAATCTTATCAATGTAGGCAGCCTCATCAATCGGGCTGCGAATCAATTGCTCATTGGCAACCGAGATAATATTTGAGGAATAGGCGTTGTTAAATCCATCCCAAAGCAAACTATGGGCATCATTACCTGACAATACAATAATCTGGTTATCAATCCCTTGAGGCTGAACATTATCAGCAGGAGTTGAGTCCTGTAGGCTTAATGAGAAGTTCTGAGGGGTGACTACCGTTTCAGAAGACAAAGGCGTGGAGTACACACCTGAGTTCGTATGAATGGTCAAGCTTCGGTAAGGCACAATAAATTGAATGTAGTTGACGGTATCTGAGGTCGGGAACCAGCTAATAGCCCCATCATCATCTGTCTCAATCAAGTCATCAAAATTATTGAACTGGTTACTTACTGAACCCCATAAGCCGTTGCTTAATGTATCAGTGTTGGCAAAGAATGATCTATTTTGAAATGAGGAGCATTTGCGAGGCCAGCCTTGAGCATCGTTCCAAGCAGGTTCGGTGATTACAATATTGGTTCCGATAATCGCAGTCGTGTTATTAAATGGATGTTCGGATAACACGGTGATGCTTGCCTTATTCGTTCCATTCACCGCTGTGATTCTGGCGATACCGCCATTGCCTATAATCGCGCCACCAACATAGTTTGCCGTGAAATTAAAGGTTCCTGCACTTCGAGTCATTGTGGTATTACCACTGACTGCTGTAGGGGTGAATGAGGTCGTTGAGTTATTATAAACATTCAATGGATTTTGAAAGTCAAACTGTGGCAGCGCACTAAATACCACGTTGCTGAATGTCCATGTGTTTTGGAATATCGCATTAGCACCAACACCAGCACTTGAGATAACAAACGCATTGGTATTGGCCGCAGCGTCCTCAGCTGTATAAAATACAGAGAATGATGTGGTTGTAAGGAATCGCGCAAAATAGGTTTTATTGGCATGAATCTGTGGCTTCGTTACAGGGATTGTTCCTGCGGTGAACCGCACAGGAAACCATGTGTTTGCTGTGAATGGGCCAGTGACAGTAAAGGCATTGGCTGTAAAACCTGTAATTGGTGTAGGCGCATTTGGCGCACGCTTTAAATCCATAGGAGGATAAATCCCAGTGGTTACACGGAATCGATTCTCAAGAATGGTGTGGTCAATCAGTTGAACCTCATCAGCCAATATCGGTGAGGCAACGGTTGCTATCAGCTCACCTTCCAGATAAATATCAACAAACGCATTCCTAAATACAACAAGGTAGCAGCATTCATTAAGGTACTGGAATGATTTAAAATAAATCTGTTTGTAGTTTGTAGCGGACAATGTGTTTAAATAAACTGTACCGAATCGCTTACCAGCTGAGCCTTGAGGAAAGCAAATGACATTCTTGGCACGCTTCAATCCTTGGTAATAGGCTTGCAGTGTTACCCGTGAGTACATCAGGGGTGACAGTTCACCCTTCGCAAAGAAATCTTGTGACCATAGTATATGTGCCATTACCAATCCTTTTAACCAACTTGGTTTCCAATGATTGTGCCTAGCATTCTATTATTGAGGACAGGGAAAGTAGCCTGTGTAAACTGAGGTCTATTCTGAGCCTCAACCGCTGCGCACATAGCATAAGCTGTTACTCGTTTAGCCTCTAATGGGGCGTAAAAATCTGGGCGTTGAGCACTGCTTAAAGCAAGATAGGCAGCTATCTCATAAATGAAATACTGGACAAAATGCGCTGGAAGCTTAGAAATATCCGGTTGAAATATATACTCCATCCAGAACTGACCTTGAAAGGCCGCATAGACTTTGGAGTTCTCATATATTTCCCATGCGTAAGTCTGAGGGAAAACCCTGATTGTTTTTAACCAACCTGCTGGCAATAGATAGATGGTCTTCCAAGGTGAAGGAGGCTCTTCTATTGAGATTGACAGTTGTTGGATTTGAGCGGCAAACCGCCAGTTGTTCTGAGCAAGAACAGCGGGCAAAAGCATGTCAAAAGCCTGTTCTGCTGAAACAACTAGTTGATCACCATTTTCAAAAGAAACAATTGGGGCATGCCCAAGCAAAGATATAGCATTGCTAACCATTGATTCTTTTGTGTTTGCCATAATAGAAATCCTTATCTATAATGCATTCGTGTCTAGCTCGACGGAGCGAATAGTTGATTCATCATCTTCGTGGCACATCAATTAATAGATGTCCTGATGAGGAATACTTATGACACGTCCATGTGAAGCACCTTTTTGTTCAAAAAACTCTACTCGTTCTAAAGATAGATTTTGCTAAGCTCACCGCTCTCAGTTTCAGAGAACAGGCATAAAACCATTTAAACCTATTTTGCCATATTGGGCAATAAAATGCTGCAAGCAACATGGGTTACTTATTTCAACTCATGTCTATTTAAACTCTTTCACCAATCGACTCATTTGCAAAATATGTATTAGTGAAAAAAATAAACTTAAATATAGCCCTTCCTTAGAAAAAATAAAAACAGCCAAGAAGAAAGTTCAAAACAGAAATAGAGTTATTAAATGCAAATACGCATTAACCTCAGCTGAATTTGAATCAATGCGCACAAAACAAAACAATTTATGCGCAATTTGTTTATCTTCTTCCAAAAAATCTCTTCATATAGATCACTGTCATTCAACAGGAAAAGTCAGAGGTCTTCTTTGTATGAAATGTAATATTGCGTTAGGTCTTTTCAAAGACTCCCTCAACTTACTAGAGAGAGCCATTGAGTATTTATCTTAAACTGCTGCGCGTAGTACTTGGTAATTAAATACTGAGGCCGCACCGGGGGCACCAGAACATAAAACAGTAATGGTGTTAGCCGTAGCAGTTACTTTCTGTACATTCACCGCATTGGTAGAAGCTCCAATCTGGCAGAATGGCAAGTCAGTAATTAACATTCCAGTCACAGTAATGGTCACAGTTGCAGAACCACCACCTTGAGCCGAAGCACCTGCGTATTTAACTACGTGTGAAGGCGCGATACCTGAGTCCAAGTTCTCTAAGGACACAGCACCATCTGCTAACTGCGCATTGGTAACAGCATCTAAAGCGAGCTTGCCAGTGGTAACTGCCAAGTTCTGAATGTTCGCAGTACCTACAGAGCCTGTAGGGAAAGCAGAAACCACAGTCACAGTACCAGCGTCACGGTTAACTGTTGCGACTTGATAGAATATGGAAGCATCAGAGCCAACACAGTAAATCATGTCATTAACAGCCAAGTCATAAACGACTAGGGCAAAGTAATTAGCAGCACCAATCTGGGCTACAGTTTCAGCGGCAGATGCGTAGCTGAAAATTGCAGGGCCATTCTCTAACACCGTAGGGGTGTCAGGATTGAATGTTGTAGATATTTGACCAGCGTTATAGGCGTTGGTATGTCGTACAAATCGTTGTTGTTGAAAAGGCATTTTAATCTCTCCCTAAATTAGACGGACACGTCACAGTCGATTGCAATCACACCGCGTGGGTCAATGACCACCGCACCAGCAGAGAAGATTCCGTTCACTAACCAAGAAGTACGGTCAGGCAAGTAGTTAATCTCTGTTCTAAAGTCATGACCGATAGCCATACCAGTAGACATTTTGTGCCACGCAAGCGCAGTCTGAATGTTTCCTGTTTGTGGCAAACCGCCCTCAGTCATTTGTGGGATTGTTACGAGGTTGATACCTAAGTAATCAAGCACCCAACCACGGTCTAAGATTCTATTTTCAGTGTAGAAAGTAGAAACGAACTGGTCGTCTTGCATGAGTGAACGCACGTTAGAAGCACTTAATGCAATCCATCGTTCGCCTTTAGGAATAGCGTTGTTTTCAAAGTACTCATATACTTGAGTGAACTTTAAGTAATCAAAGTTAGTGCCACCATTAACAATGGTAGTACCTGGGCCAGCAGCAACCGCATCGATGATTATCTGGTCAGAACGTCTGCCCATACCTTGACCAACCAACATGGCATTTTCCATTTTGGCATCAAAGTTAACAGTCAGTTCTTGTACAGTATCAACCGCAGTAGGAGTGGTGTACTTTTGAATTAAGCAAGTGACCTTGGTGTAGTCAGGGTCTTGGATTGTAACGGCCGCTAAGTACGCAGTAGGCACAGAGATAACTTGGTCTACTTTACGAAACTGTTCGTAAGCACCGATAACATCATTTTTTAAACGTACTGAGTCTCGTAGCAAGAACCCTTTAGAACGGTATTCCGCTTTTACTAACTCATCGAAGTCTGTTTGTTGTACAGCAGTAAGTGACATTGACATGGCAATTTCCCCAAAAAATAATTAAAACCTTCTTCCTGAGTTCAGGAAAACGGCGGCTCAATTACTAGTTAGGGCTGTCACGTTATGAAGGTGTCCGTTAGGGCTTCTGTGAGAGGTGTCCTGTTCGTATATAGGCTACTATAGTAAACAAGTTTCTATTTGTAAAGCCCATCCTAAAGATAGGCTAATTGCTTCCTACGATTCTCTCCAGTTTCGCATTCATTTCTTTACGGTACGCTGGGTCTGTTTTGAACTTGGCGTAGTTGGCATTAAGTTCAGAACGATACTCTTCGATTGTCATGCCACCTGTGGACACATTGGTATTGCCTCCGGGAACCATTGTGGCGTTATTAATCATTCGATTGCGTATCTCTTCCAATGCTTCAATCGCATCAGCACTTCTCATGCTGGCGCTCAATGTGGCAAAGGCTTTCTCTGACAGATTCGATTGAGCCCAGTTGTTTAAAGTCTGTAATCGTTGCGTAGCATTCTCACCGAGTTTAGCTTTCTCCTCGGTCATGTCAGTACGAAACTCATCCAGATACAAGCCAACTGTCTCAAGCATCTTGTCCATTACATCCTGTGGAACATGCTTTGATTTAGCAAAGTCAGCCATGTGCTGGAACGGCTCATAGTCCGGCTCCATCCATGAATCACCTTTGCTAAAGTCATATTCCTTTGGAGCTGTACCTAATCGACTTTCGAGTTCTTTGTAGGCTTTGGCAACGTCTGCGACTGATTTATACTTTTCAGGCAAGAACTGTGGACGCTCACCTTGTCCTGGTGTGTTTTCATCCCAGAACCAACTAGGAGACTGCCCATCGTTAGTTCCGGGTTGGCCCGAAGTTTCTCCGCTATTTTCTGGCGTTCCATCTGGTGTGGTCGTAGTACCTTCATCTAATAAGCTCATTTAGTTAATTTCTCCGCTTCGATTCGTTGTTCGTGGGCTTTTATGCTGCCTCGAATTAATCTAAAGCCCTCTTTGAATCCTTCGTAGTACAGTGCGGCTTCTCCGGCATTGGGTAGGTTTGGGTTGGCAAAGCCGGGTAACAAGTACCTCTCCACAAACTGCTCCAATAATTTCTTGCCATCTGGCGTAGAGAAAACCATATAACAAAGCATATCAAGCTCAACCACATCCGGCCTTTGCTTAAGCGCATCAATTTTTTCCTTGTAACCCTCAAAGTAATTCTCTTGTTGTAAATAGGGATTATCTTCAATACTCACACTACGCTCCTTGTGCTGATTCCTGTTCATCAGGGTTTGACATTGCTTGGTCAGACATGTTCTGCGCATTTTGAGCCGCAGCTTGAACCTGCTCTGGTGAGTTCAGGTATCTTGCATCTACTTGCATTTGCTCGGCTATGAGGTAAGGGGCCAGTCCGGGGTTGATATACATCAACGCAGGGCCGGGGCCAAACACACCTTGCATCAGCTGGTAGTACTGGGTGAACCTAGCTATATCCTGTTGACCTTTCATTAACGCTAAAGGCGAACGGTATCTGAAATTAACTTTCACTCCTTTAATTTCCAGCTTGGGTAGAATCCCCATCTTGTCTAACAAGAAGGCGCACCGCTTAATAACAGGCCACAAGAATTCTTGCTGTAGCCGTGAAAATAATGGCCCAATCCTTTGAGCCAAATTCTGTTGTTGAATCATGACCGCAGCAGCCGTCTCAGGTTGAATGCTTTGGTTAGGATTCACGTCATTGAATAGAAGGGTCTTAATCTGATTACGCAAATCCAGAATGGTCAATTGACTGAATTGAGGATTACTGGAGTCAGGTAGAGGTATAAGTGGAGGCGAGCCGCCTGAGCCGATAGGCGCAATAGGTATGACCGTAAACGGTGCAAGCTTAAATGTATGTGGATTGAATACCGCATCTGAAAACCCCATGTACGGTTTGAACGTGTTTAGATTGGCCGCTGCTAACTCTATTCTCGCGAGTTCATTCAAAGAGATAATTGAAGGCAGTGCGTCCATGACTGGGCCGCGACCAAAGACTTCTGAGTTTACTTTCTGGAATCGCCAAACGATTCCGGGGTTCGACTCGAATTCTTCCATTAGGACTGGACACTCTTCCGTGCCAACCATATAGAGATATTGTTTTTTTCTATGAGGCATGAACATCACGCCTTCATAAAGCTTCTGAACAACCGCATCAGGATTGTCAGCCAGCATTTGCATCATGTCGGGTGTGAGTACTGCGTTCTTCCAACGCAAAGTTATTTCATTAATCTTTACATCTTCCCAGTAGCGATACCACGACTCAACCTTCCCTGTCATGGCCTCTTCTACTGCCAGCTTATCCATAGGAACTGAGCTGAATAATAAGGGCTGCTCATCGGTAAATCCGTTTATCACCAAGCAGCTTGTTCCGATTGCTAAGTCAAAGTAGCACTCATTGATGACCACATCAAAGTTTGATTCATGAATGTAGACGAACAGCTTTCGCATGTAGTTGTCTAGCATTTCCTGAATCGTATTGCGGTCAATGTCCTCTTCTGTATTGAAAGTCTCATCAACGTCTAAGTACCCCCACTGAACCTGCGGAGGAGTCATAGCGTCATGAATCTTTGATACGAATGTCTTTGTGGCTTCCACGGCTGTAGTATCATAAATACGACTCGCCTTAAATTCCCCTTGCTGTTCCTTCGGTCGATAGAATCTATTCCGATTAGGCACGGCATAGTAATAACATGCTTCATGTAATGCTGCCCATAATTGAGCAACCTCAGCAGCAGAGCCTAATCTTTTTCTAAACAACACCCACAACTTCTTCGGGTCAAGCGCGACCGTACTAGGGTCTACTGCTTCCGGGTAGTCCATGTAATTCCCTTTATTGGTTTAGCCCAATGTGTCGGAATAACCCATCACATTGCCGCGCATATCCGTGCGCCCTTGAGCTGCCATTTCTTTAGCAGCCGCATAATTCTGAACTTGATTAGAGGTCTTCATTTGATTCATCACTCTCTGATTAGGAGAGTACTGAATATCCGGCCCACTAATCGGGTCGCCTAAGCGCATGGCCTCACCAGATGGATTCATTGTCTTCATCTGTACCATAGGCTTACCTTTCAACAAATTGGACATAGTAGCCATTTGTTTCTCCGTGGTTAGCCTAGTGTGTCTGAATAGCCTGCGCTTGCCTCATCCATAAAGCCCGGGGCGCGATAAGCACGCTTGGCAGTACGTAATTGTTTTTCGGCAACTTTGTTTTTCTGAGTGGCTCGGTCTTCATCGACACGCGCAGACTCTTTGGCAATCTCTTCTTTCTGAGTCTTGTAGTAATCGATTTGTTCGGCAACCGCTCGATTCGCAGCCCGTCTATCGGCAGAATGTTGGTGAGGAATGACGTTAGAGATAGCACGCTCTGCTTTCTTTAACCATTTTGATAATTTGCTCATTGGTTTAATCTCCCTTAAATCCAAATGTGAACATATATAACTTTCTTCTGAAACTCCATTTCATCTATTACACGATTTACAAACTGAATCGTATATGGGATATTAATCTGTTTTTTCAGCTTTCTCAATTGAGTTAGAATTGTTGACACTGTGTACCCCCATTCTAGCTACATCGTCTTTAATAATATCCAATTGTTCTTGCATTTTAAATGTCTCAAATGCTCTAATGCCCACATTTATTGATTCCATCAATTGCTTAATCTCGGAAGCATTAAACTCTTCTGTGTTAGCCAAGGCCACAAGCTCTTGGTATTGCTTGTAGGGATCGGATTTGGGATTGATTCCCATTCTAACTCTATTTTTACCTACACCATACCTCATAGCACCCGTTAAACGCCAGTGGTCGAAGTTAAAGAATTCTTCATTCTTTCCCAACTCACCTTCCTGTTCCCAGTTGTCACGGGAAAATACCATACCCATATCATAGCACTCGCGGAAAGGTTTATACTTCCCAATCCACCGATAGAATGCCGCCTTACTAATTCCTGCCTTCTTACAAAAGGCCGTCATGGTTCCTTCTTCGTTCATAACTGTTAGAATCATTGGGCAGTGAACCGCTTCTTCGTACTTGGTTCCACCGTCTTTGATTTGCAAATAAAGCTTTTTTGCATCAATCTTTGACATAAATGAAAATCCCTTTCATTGGTTGAAGACAACACAATTAACATTTAAGGATGAATGACAATGCTAGATTGCTCCCAGTTCCGTTCTCTAATTATAGAGCCAGTACTTTCAAAGTTAAAAGTGTATTCAAAAGGCGCAGAAGAACTCCTTGTCTTCACATGCGCGGCTGAATCATTGGGTGGTACGCTCCTCGCTCAAATTAAAGGCCCAGCCCTTGGAATCTTCCAGATGGAACCGAACACATACACCGACATATGGACTAACTATATACGGGCGCGTAACCAATTGGCTACCCTAATGGCTCTCCATTTTGGATGTAACCGTGTTCCTGATATTGACCGGATGATTTATGACCTTCATTTTGCGACTGCAATGGCACGCATACATTATCTTCGGGTAACGGCAAATATACCTGACCCAGCGAATGTAGATGCGATATGGGATTACTATAAGAAATACTACAATACTGAGCAAGGCAAAGCTAAGAAAGAGGACGCAATTAAAAAGTATCAAGCGTTCATTCGCACTTAGTAAAGCACTCTCGATGCTCGAAGGCTTCTGCGATATTCACTTCGTGGAAGCATATACCACACATAATCATTGACACGTTCCCATTCTGCGTTGAGACAGGAATCCATTTATGGTAAGGCTCAAAGCCCTCGGCTGCTCTTGGACAACGGGATGACTTCTCAACCCAATCTGTACAGTCTGA